AGAGGCTGTGGTGGTTGACCCTAGTGCCAAGAAGCTAATCGTAGACATCCAAGACGCAGACCTTCCTGTGATCGGTGCCAACAATGACATAACAGGCGGCATTCAGGCTGTCCAAGAACGTTTGGAAGTACCTGGAGACGGTAAACCACGACTGGTAATTGATCCAGATTGCAAGAATGCGATTATGGAAATGGAATCATACCAGTGGAAAGAGAACAAGGACGGTACTAAGCAGGACAAGCCAGAGAAAAAGAACGACCACGCAATGGATGAGATCAGATACGGGACCATGTACCTATCAGAGAACAGCGGAAACTTTGAGGTGTTTGCAATATGAGAGACTTTCACACAGAACGAATGGCAAGGGCTCTTGATACCCTCAAAGCCGCTAGAGAATACCAAGGCAAGCGCGTAACCGACACTGGCGCACGTGGTTGGTATCCTATGACGCAATACGGGTGCGGTGGTGTTGACAAGGTGTGGGACGCACAGAAGCTAGCCAACGTCTACACCAAATCCGGCTTGATCTGGGCTTGCATCAAAGAGAAGGCAAGCACACTAGCAGATCTTCAACTCGAAGTAGGTATGAAGAACAGCGATGGAACATTTGAGCCAATCGAAGATCACGAGCTACTAGAACTGTTCTATGAGAATCCATGGTATTCGTTCTCTCAGTTGATTGAACTTTACGTTGCGCGTCTGGATCTGACAGGCGCATCATTCAACAAGAAGATCGAGGCAAGAGGTGGGATGATCGGAGCTCTTGCGCCTCTGCCGACATCAGTAGTCGAGAAAGTCACCAAGGGCTTAGAAATCCAGGGCTATCGGTTGGGTGATGACCAGCAACTGACACCACCAGAAGAGATCATGGAGCACAGCTATATCGCTCCTGGTTCGTATCAGTGCTATGTGGGACCACTACAGACAGTCCTGTCAGAGATCCTGATTGACGAAGAGCGCGAGAAGATCACTAAGGAACTTCTGCGCAATAAGAACATGCCTGGTTATTTCTTGGAGCCACAAGACGGCAACTGGACACGCGACCAGATCATCCAGATCAAGGAATCAATGAACGCGGCAAGTGGTGGAGACAATGAGAGCCGCGGAAAAGGCGTTGCGCTACCTAAAGGCGCAAAGGTGACTATGGGGCCTTCAGTCGATGATATCAACTATAAAGAACTGAACAGTCTTACAGAGTCGCGGATATGTATGGCTTTCGGCGTTTCACCTCTGATCATTCAAGCCAAATCGGGGATGGACGCAGGGCAGAGCTACAACAACTACAGCAATGCTCGCAAATCGTTCTACGAAGAGACTATTCTTCCGCTTGCAGCATTCTTTACCGATGGGTTCAACCGTCACCTGATTCCAAAGGGCGAAAATCTGTCATTCCGGTTCAAGACCGTAGACATTGTAGAGCTGCAAGAAGACGTGAACGAAGTGGCCAAGCGTTCGGCGCTGCTCTTCGAAAAGGGTGTTGCTACTCGTGACGAATCAAGAGAGATGGTAAACCTGCAGCCAGTAGAAGGTGATGAGGGCGGTTTCAATAAGCCACCTGCACCGATTATGGCCGAACAGACCGAGGATGAGCCAGAGGAAGAGGGCAAGGTTCAAGGCAAGACCGAAGAGCCAGAAAAGGACCGCGCTGCAATCGGCTCGTTTGACGAGGCTGTGGAACTAGAAACAACACTTATACGAGAGTTTAAGAGGCAGGAACAAGAAGCTCTTGACCAGCTTGCAGAGACTGGTGGTGTTGATATGGCTACTATCGGACTAGGCCTTGGCGCTGCTGTTGAATCCACACTTCTTAACGTAGCTGATAGGAATGCACTAAAAGCAATACGGAAAACGCACAAGGCAATGGGTTTGCCAATGACAGACGAAGCTATTATGGGTTCGTTTGATGTTGTGCAGCCAAATCTAGAGAAAAGAATACGTGAACAAGCTATTCAGCTATCGCAATCAACAATGGCAACGACAACAAAGAGCCTAGACGCAACCTTAACGGCCCTAAGAGAAGAGCTTATCAAAGAGGGTGTGCGCGGTCCTAACACAGTTAGGGCATTAGAGGAAGGAGTTAAGCGCGTTTTCAAGAACGCGTCTAACTTTCGCGCTCGACAAATTGCGGTCACTGAATCTTCAAGAGCTGTTAACGACGCCTCTATCATTACTGACTCAGACACTGGATTAGTACAAGGATTTACTCCTGTGATTAGCTCTGATGCTTGTGAATTATGCCAAGTATATACTCCAGACGGTAAAGCGACTGGCATACCTCGTTATCCATATACGAGTACAGGCGACGCTAAGGCGCAGATAGGCGAGTATGATAATAGGACATTGCCACCCTATCATCCATCATGCCGCTGCACGCTAGCTCCAGTTTTTAATGATGAATTGCCACCGATGATAAAGGCAGATGGAAGTGTGGAGGGTGTTGGTCCGTATCAAGGCGGCGGTCTAGATCCGGAGCAGGTGGTTAGTTCTGGTGTTCCTGCTGGTTCTCCTGTGAAAAGTCGTACAGATTTGGGCGCAACTGGTGGTGTAAGGCCAAAAGAAAAGCCAAGGCCAAGGCCAGGAGGTAGGCCAGAAAAGGCAAAGCCCAAAAAGCAGTTTGTAAAAGAGGAGACAACCAAGGCCGCTAGACCAAAAAAGATCAAGCAGAAGGTGACAGAGAAAACTCAGGAATACAAACAGACAAAGCCTAAATTCAAAAAGAAGAATCAAGGCGTCCCTGTAAAGACAGGAGCAAAACCAAAGTCTAAGGCGGTCAAATTAACTGACTCAGAGAAGTTTGCAGTCAAGGATTACACTGGAGGAGATAGGTTCTTAGGCCTTAATAAGAAGCTACGTGATGGTGGTGCGAAGTTGAGTTCTTCTGAGCAGAGGATGGTAAAGGATCTTGATTCTGCTCTTAGCAAGATGAAATCAACAAAGGGAACAACATATAGAACGCTTGGCGGTTTGTCTGACAAAGACATAGCAGCTTTTGCAGGAGAGCATGGGGTTGGTAACGTTGTCTCTTATTCGAGCTTTACAAGTACGACTAAAGACAAGGGAAGGGCAATGTTTAAGGGCAGTGGTGATGTTGTCTTGAAGATTAAAGGCAAAAGCGGTCGTGATGTGTCAGGCCTAAGCCTCAACCCTGGAGAGCAAGAGGTTCTGTTTGGTCGCGGTGCTAGGTTTAGAGTTGAATCGCAGTATGTTGACGATCTTGGTGCGCTTCAAATTGTAATGGAAGAGATCTAGTATGGCAGAATCTATGTTTGATATTGTTCCGTTCAACAACGTATCGCAATGCAACAAGTGTAACCACAGGTTTGAAGGCACAGACTCTTGCGTAGCATTTGATAAGATACCAGACGATATCTTAATGGGATATTTTGACCACAGAGATCCTTATGAGGAAGATGATGGTATTCGATATTCAGGACCAACAGCAGGATAAAAAAGATGATTAGCGAGCAAGTAAGACTCAACGAGCAAGCCCAGATCAAGATTAACTGTGGCAAGTCTGATAGCTTCACGAATGGAGAGATCAGTGGATACGCTGCACTATGGGATGTGCAAGACCTGGACGGGGATGTTATCCGCAAGGGTGCTTTCGCTCGCTCGATCAATAACCAGATTGCCGCAAAGAAAGTAATGGCAATGGTCGTGCACTTCCGTGACGGCGGAGATGTGCGTGAGTCTATAGGCCCTATCGTTGAGGCACGAGAAGACAACATAGGCTTTTGGGTTCGGATAAAGCTTAGTGGAAAGCAGATAGCACAGGAGACTAGGGACGACGTGATTCTGGCTCCTGAGGCTTACGGAATGTCGGTAGGCTGGAAGAACGTTGAGAACGGGTACGCTCCTTTGCCTGGTGGCAGGGGATTTGAATACACAGAGATGAACCTAAAGGAAGTAACTATCACTCTCCGCCCTGCTCAAGAGGACACAGTAGGCACTGTCAAAGCCAAGAGTGAGTTGGCAGTAGAAGAGAGACTAACACGGATAGAAGCTGCACTGGAGCAGCTCAATCATAAAGATGCCGCACAGGACTCAGAAGACGCTGGTCTAGCCGTCGAGGAAGACGCCGAAACCACCGTTGAAGAAGACGATCTTGTAGATATTGAGCATCTAAAACGGATTGTGAACATGGTAAAGAGATCTAGAGAAAGGTCGAATAATGAAGGTTGACGAAATCATTCAGAAGATGGAAGCCCTGACAGAGGATATGTCCGAGATTAAGGGTCAGATGAAAGACGCGGAAGACGGTGCAAAGGCTGCACTCAAGAGCATGTACGAAGGCAAGGCACGTAAGTTTGACGAGCTGAATGCTGATCTTGAAGAGGCAAAGCGCACAGAGGCCATGGAAAAGGCCAAGGCAAGCCGTAAGGACATCGATGGCAAGGCTGATGTTCCTGAAGTTGAAGTTGCTGACAGCGACCACAATGACGCTGTGCACGGTAAGGCCCACGCAGAAGCTTTCTTGGCTTACTGCACTGATGAGCGTTCCGGCGATCACGCAAAGGCTGTTGCTGCTAACAAGAGTGGTGATAACTTTGTTGATGCTATCAGCACTGAGAACGGCATTAAGATGCCTAAAGCACTCGCTGACTTCATTGCTCCTCAACAGACCAGTGTTGGTGACCTTGAGAACGCAATGGGCAAGAGCGTGGAAGATGTGTTCGGTAAGAGCACTGTACTTGTTCGCGAAGCTTCCGGTACAAACTCCGGTGGTGGTTCTGGTGTAAATGTGGACTTCGAGCCCACACTATTCAAGACTCCCAAGCGCCAAAACGCTATCCCCCAGAAGTGTTGGGTGAAACGCGCAGTTGGTAAGCAGGCTCAGTATCCTAAGCTGACCCAGACCACGAATCAGTATGGTGTAGTGGCCACGTGGGGCAACGCAGGAGCAGCCAACGGTGAAGGCACCTCCATCACCCGTAGCGATCCCGTTCAGACTCGTGTTGATGTTAATCTTGAGCGTTTGGCTCTTCGTACTGCATGTTCGAAGCGTTATCTTCGCAACAATGATATCAACTTCCTGAGTGAACTGGCTTGGATGTTCCGTGGAACCATGGATTACCAGCTCGGCAATGCTATCCTTGAGGGTGTTGCAGGTCTTAGCAATGCACCACAGGGTATCAATACCAACGGTTCCGGCGTTAAGAAGCGTGCACGTGAGACTGCTGGCCAGATTAGCTACACAGACCTGGTAAAGATGCAGTTCGAGGTTGATGATGGTATCTTCGGTACTGGCGAGTATATCTTCTCTGCTGGTTCTGGTGGTGCAATGCAGTACATTGCTGCACTTGATGACTCCAATGGTCGCCCGATTTTCGGTGGTGACTCCCAGAGTGGTTGGGGTGTGAACGCTCCTGGTACTATTGCAGGTGCAAACTACACCAACGCAAAAGAGAATACGAAGCTCGTAGGTGCTCGCGGTAGCGCCATCTATGGAAACTTCATGGGGTACGCATTCGTTATCGATTCCGAGGATATGGCGGTAGAGAGATCGGACGATTTCGGGTTCGATACCGGCGAGATCTGGTTCCGTTTGATCACATACGCTGGCGGTAAGGTTCTTGGTAAGGACATGTTCTGCCTGCTTGATGACGTAAGCACAGCTTCCTCTAGCTCTTCGAGTTCTTCTAGCTAAGGATGCCTTCTCCTGTAGGGTGGGGGGCTTAGGCTCCCTGCCCTGCAACTCTTAACGGAGTGTATTATGAAGTTCAAAACAACGGGTAAAACTGTATCCACCAATGCAGAAGATATCCTGAGAGAAAATAGCCAGCGTGAATATCTGTTGATCCAGAACGGCGGTTCTCAGACTGCACACGTTGCCTTTGGTGAAACGCTAGGCCGTGCTGTTAGCACTACTACAGGCATCTACATTGCTTCTGGTGGAAGTTATGAGATGACCAAGGAAAAGGGGAATCTTAGCACTGATAAGGTCTATGCAACTGCTGCAACTGCCAATACTGCAATGCTTGTGACTGAGGGTGTTGCTGATGATAGTAGCTTTGCCGCGTTTGATCCTATTCCTGCTGGTGCTAGCTCTAGTTCTTCCAGCTCGTCCAGTTCTTCACCTTCAAGTGCAAGTTCTGCTTCGTCAGATTCGTCTAGCTCTTCGAGTACCTAATGGCTATACCTAGTTCCAACATCAATCCCAACGAGTTTCGTCCTTCTGGCAATCGTATGATTAAGGAGGATGGAACCATGCGTGATTTGAACGCAATGGTTGATATCATCGAGGGCTTGACCATCAACACAGACGGTCATTTATCGGTGTATAGTCCATCTGAGGTGTTGTCGGGGAACAGTACATCGACACCGCTCAATGCAAATATTGCCTTTACGGGATCAAGTGTTGACATACTTCAATACGCAGTCATTCAGGTCAATGTGTTCTCCAATGTGGCTAGCGCAACAGATGGGTTATCGGTTCAGTTCTCGTCTGATGGTACAAATTGGGATATAACAGATACATTCACAGTTCCAGCGAATAGCGGAAAGACCTATAGCTTCCAGCCTGTGGCGCAGTATATGCGTGTTGTCTATACTAACGGCGGAACGAATCAAACCGCTTTTAGGCTTCAGACTATCGGAAGCCACGTAAACACAAAACCGAGCAGCCATAGAATTAGTGACCCAATCATTGATGACGATGATGCCACGTTGACCACAGCAGTCATTAAGGCAAAGTTCAACGGTGACGGGTACGGAAACTTGACAGCGACAACAGACGGAAACTTGAAGACTGCGAATGTAGAAGATGGCCTATCAATCGCTAAGGGTGACGTGACAGGAACGACATTCATTCACAAGTTCGGGGCTGCACCAGATTTCGACGTATCCGATGGATTTGTTACAGTTTGGGACGCTGCCGAAGATGACACTGCTTGGGAAAATATGCAGTATGTCTATAGCGCAACTGCAGCGATTGATTCTATCAGCAGTACAAACGCAGGTGATTCTCAAGACATTGAAATACAGGGTCTTGATTCAAGCTATGACATTGTAACGCAGACAGTAACGCTCAATGGTCAAACAAGGGTTGCGCTAGATACTGACCTAATCAGGATTTTTCGTGCAAAGAACGTGAACAGTACGAACCTTGCTGGTCATATAATCATCTATGAGAACGATACTACTGTGACGGTCCCTGGTGTGCCTGATGACCCTACGCTTGTTAGGGCTGTTATTCAACCTGGAAACAACCAAACGGAAATGGCAGTATATACAATCCCAAATGGGAAAACTGGCTATCTGCGATCATGGTACGCATCGACAGCAGGGGCAAAGAGAGATTCAGCGCACACAATCAAACTACTTGCCAGACCCTTTGGCGGCGTGTTCCAACTGAAGCACAAGGCCAATATCGATGTCAATGGGACATCGTACATACACCATGAATATGTCGAGCCTGAAGTGTTTGCCGCAAAAACAGACATTGAGATTCAAATGGATACAGACACAGATATTGCCGGTGTTGCTGCTGGTTTCGATGTCGTCTTAGTGGATGATTAAATGCCTTCATATGTAACAGTTGCCAGAGCGCAACAAAACAAAGAGACGCTTACACACACTGAATCCAGCTCTAGCAGTTCATAGGAAATAACATGGCAAGACAATATATAACCGTGGCACGAGCACAGCAGAACAAATACCTGGCTAACGTGTCTACTTCGATTCTGGAAACCCGTATTAAGGCAGCTAGCGAGCTAGTCTATAGGTACTGTGATAACGACTTCACGGTAAACACCTATACGGATGTACTAGATGGCAACGGGCTTGACTGGATTCAACTGCGCCAGGTGCATATCACCAGCCTTACAAGCTGCTCGATTGTGAGCGGCAACACTACAGACACCATTGATACTAGCGATCTGTCATATGATGCAGGTACAGGCCGCGTAGGGTTTGCAGAAGGCAACAGCGCAAGCACAAACATCTTCTATAAGGGCTTCCAGAATATCACCATCGTGTACGGTGCTGGTGAAGACCCAATACCCGAAGATGTGCAGGAGGCTACTGTACAGATCGTATACGCACTCTCAGAGAATAACGACAGCGAGCAGAGCCCAGCGATCACAGAAGAACAAATGGGAGAGTACAAGTGGAAGCGAGGTGGTACAGGACAATCCACAGCCATTCCACAGACTGCACAAGATCTACTATTCGGTCATGTACGTTTTGAGGTTTAAGGAGAAGACATGGACAAGTTCGCTGATGGTGTTGGTAAGTTGTGGGCGTTTGTGACTAGCCACCGGGTTCTCATGGCTATTGTTGCTATCGTTACTTGTATCTTCATTCTCGGAAAGAGCCCAGAGCTTGTGACGGCTATCGTGGTTATCGCTTGTGTGTACCTGGTGGTAAAGGGTGCCGAGGATATCTTGAAGGTCATCTATAAGCAATGAGAAGACTTCTATATTTGCTCCCAGTGTTGTGTTGTGGCTGTGCTTGGCCAAAGTGGTTGCTACCAGCTGGTAATATGATAGGGAAGAACTCCCCCCATTTCGGAACTGTCAACAACTACTACCAGTCAGATGTGGTCAACAAGACAACACCATGGGAGCTTTACTTCTGGATTGCTGTAATCGTCGCGTCTGTGGTGTTCACTCCTCTAGGTGGAATCCTGGTAAGCAAGTGGCGCAAGTGGAAGGCTACAGCAGTTCACACGATCAAGGGAGTGGAGAAGTACAAGAGTAAGTTAGACCCAGAGAAGAAAGCAAAGCTAGGTGAGATACTAGCCAAGAGACAGACACCAAGGATTCACAGCACAGTCAAGGAAGTAACGCGATGAACAGCATGGAAGCACACATCCAGACGTTTAACGAGTCAATCAAACGACTAGAAGACAGGCAGGAGCGCCACACAGAGAGGCTACACGAGCGGTTTGACGAGCTTAAGGATACTGTGAACAACATCCAAATGAAGATGCCTCAACAGCCTTGCAGAGACGTGCAGGATCTACAGAAGAAACAGCATGAGACAGAAGCGCGGAGAAGATTAGAGGACCAACAGAAAAGCGGCGCATTCTGGGGAGTAGTACAGAAAGTTGCCGGCTGGTCTATTACTGCTGGTCTTGGTGCTGCTGGTGCGGAGTTGAGATGGGTAGAGTTATGACCATCACAGCCTACGAAGACATAACGCAATACGTACTAGATGTGTCTTTGATTGGACACACAACGCCGGAGGGTTTTGTGCATGATATTGCTGATGTGCGCCGGTCCATTACTGCACCTGATGAGGGTATATTAGAGTTTGCGGATGCTGACTCAATCCCTGAAAGCATTATGCCAACAACCATTTACACCCAAGAGCAAATGTCCAATGAAATCAGTGGAAACCGTTCACATTGGGAGGAACCGATATAATGGCTAGTGGCGGCTCCTTCAACAATGCAACCATTGATGCGTTTGACGATGACCTATACGCAGTATGGAAGTTTGAGGACAACGCGAACGACTCATCTAGTGGGTTCGGTCCGTACAATGGCACAGAAATAAACAGCCCAACATACGCAAGCGGCACGAGTGGGAAGGCAATAGACCTGAACGGAACCACTCAGTATTTGACGCTTAGTAATGGATCGTTCAATTCTCACACAGACGGAACGTTTTCTTGCTGGTCCGAATTAGACGCTAGGCCATCTAGCGGAACAAGCCAATACATGTTTAGCATGGGGGGCCAAGGAAACAATCTAAACATACTTGGGTTTGCGTTTTATGGCCAAAGCAATGTTGACACGCGCCTACGAATATTCAGGGCACGCGGCACAGGCGATTTTGACGATTTGGTAAGTACGACGAATATCGACCCAACGTCGTTTTGCCATGTGGCAATAACTTGCGATTCGTCGGCAATAAAGGCTTACTTTAACGGCTCCTTGCAGACGCTAAACGCCGCGACAGGATCGAACAGTGGCGATTGGTTTAACCAGACATTATCAGGGGTTGGGGCATATAGTATTGGCGTTTTGCGATACGGCACAACATCGTCCACTATTGCGGCTTACTGCGCTGGCCTATTGGACGAAATGTGTTTGTGGGACGCAGACATAGGCGCATCTTCGATTACGGCAATTTACAACGGTGGAACGGGTCGTTTTTGGGAACCTGCTGTTTCTAGTTCTTCGAGTTCTCCTGCTACATCATCCAGCTCTACAGAATCAAGCGCAAGTTCTCAGAGTTCGCAGTCCAGCGAATCAAGTTCTGATTCTTCGTCAAGCTTTCCTGTAAGCTCTTCCAGTTCTCCAAGCTCTCAAAGTTCTATGAGCTCTTCGCAGTCCAGCAGCTCGACGGAATCCAGTAGCACAGAATCAAGCTCTTCGCAATCAAGCGATAGCTCAGAATCTTCTAGCTCGGATATGTCAAGCTCGTCAAGTTCTAGCGAATCACTGCTTAATTCATCCTCTAGCAGTTCAGAACAAGAGGCATGGGTAGACGTAACATATGAACAGAACATGATTATTGCCAAGGGGCAAGGAACGTTCACGGTACAGAATAGAACTGAGAGCACGAACCTAGACGGAAGCCGCACACCTTCTTGGGCTGACTATGTAGAGATGCCTGGATGGTTGCAGCCTGTATCGAGCTCACTCAGAGAGCAGTATATGCGCAGAGAGATCATGGTGGATGCGGTTATCTATGTAGCGCAAGAAGACCCAGACGTACAAGAGGGGGATCGTATCGTAGCTCCTAGCGGTAAGAAGTACCTAATCCACGGTGTAGAGGATCAGGCAGGACAGAATCGGCTGTGGCATCTTGATTGTGAAGAGGTGCGCTAATGGCTAACGTGAAAGTGAAATGGCACGGTGAGAAGGTTGAGCGAATGGTGCTTCATGGAGTCTCTAAGAATCTGGACAAGGCCGCTATGTTTTGGGTTAGGTTTGCCCAGCAGCGCTTAGGTGTTCCTAATATTAGCAGCCCTGGAGACTACCCAGGCAAAGACGGTGGCCACCTTCGGAAGAACATTGCATGGGAACCTGTTAGCCAACTGGTGCGTAGGGTAGGCACTAACGTTGAGTACGGCAAGTTTCTAGAGCTAGGAACCAAGGCACATAAGATCAAGATCAAGACCAAGAAGATGCTCAGTGATGGTGTGCAGGCATTCGGGAAGGTAGTCAATCACCCAGGTTTCAAGCCGCGCCCATGGATGAGATTAACAAATAATCTGACACGAACCAAACTGGCTAAGATAATCGGTAGGAAAATATGATTTCAAGCAGTTCCAGCAGCTCGTCTAGCAGCAGCACGCCCAGCTCGGATTCCAGCTCTACACAGAGCAGCGAATCGACTTCGAGTTCGTCGAGCTCTCAGAGCGCATCGAGCGAATCATCGAGCTCAGATAAATCAAGCTCCAGCTCGACAGGATCTTCCAGTTCCAGCACGGAATCCAGCGCTTCTACGAGCTCCTCCAGTTCAAGCCAATCAGTATCGTCATCTTCTCAGAGCTCAGATAAATCGAGCTCAAGCTCCACGGATTCGTCCAGCAGTTCCACCGGAAGCAGCAGCAGCACGGAATCAAGCTCTTCGATATCTACAGAATCAAGCTCGTCAATAAGCTCGAATAAATCCAGCTCTTCAAGCTCGCTGAGTTCCTCAAGCTCGACAGGATCGTCCAGCAGCACGTCCAGCAGCTCATCCAGCAACTCATCAAGCGGTGACAGCGAATCATCGAGCAGTGATGATGTTAGTAGGTTACAAGATTTGTGGGAGACTGTGTACAGTTTAGCAAGTGGTGTAAGCGGAATTGATACGTTCGCAGGAATAGGTACAGAGTCTCCCACTATTCCATATGCCATATTTAACATCACAATGACTAATGACTTCGAGTATATGAGCAAAAAGCGCGGAATTGATCTGCATACGGTTACGTTTGACGTATTCCACCGTACCCCTAGTGACTGCGGCGACATACTTGACAGGCTATGGAACGCTTTTGAGGGTGATCTAGAGTTTGATAGCCTGAAATTCATCAAGGCAGATAGGACAATATACCAAGCCCCGAACATAGAACCAGATGAACAAGACGGCCAGCACGTTTGGCATGGCATAGTTGGATTTGATATCTCCGTAGAGGTGGATTACTAATGGCACAAAATATTGTTGACTCACTACTTACAGTGACACTTTCGGGCACAGTGTCGGACACTTTTGCGCTTATGAATCCTCAGAGTGATTTTGCTATTACAACAGCGCAAGATATTGCCAACGGCAGCGCCACAAACCAAGGAAACTTTGTGTGGTCAGGTAAGGGTTCTATACCTGCTAGCGGATCAATTACAATAGATCTAAAAGGATCGAACAAAGATATCTTTTGCAACAATGTAGATATAGACGTACTAAAAATACTGCTTGTTAATAATACATCTGATCAAGAGACTGGTGGCGCAGTATCGTCTATTGTAAATATCTCGACTAACGGCATAGGCTTTTTGACTGGTGCTGGTGCTGCAATTCGCATAGGACCGGGCTCACCTTTTATGGTTTCTGATCTTGATAATGGCTGGACTCTAACAGAAGGAAGCGCAGACACTTTTACGATTACTAACGAGAATGCTAACGCACATGCATCATACGAGTTTATGGTGCTTGGATACATTGAGGATGCATCTAGTTCGTCAAGCTCATATTCTTCTGCAAGTTCCGAGTCTTCATCTTCGAGCACATAAATGGCACAAGAGCTATCTACAACCACATATAACGTCATATATACCGGAACTATCTCAGATAGTCAGGCTTTAATGACTGGTAGTGCGCCGTTTTCTATAAGTAGCTTGAACCAGCTGGAAAATGGCGAAGGGGAGTATCAGGGCAACTTTGTTTGGTCTGCCGAAGGCAAGCTTGGTGTTGGTGACTCTATAACCTTCGACTTGTACGGAACAACCAAAGATTTGTATTGTAATGTTATGGCACTTGAAACACTAAAGGCCATTGTGTTGAAGAATACAGGTAGCAGCCCAATATCATTAACAACGAATGGTATCAGTTTTATTACAGGCACTACTCCCAAAATACACGTAGGTGCAAATAGTGTTCAGACGATTGCTGACCTTGATAATGGATGGACAATAACTGATGGTGTTGCTGATACGATCACAATAGAGAACACAGGCACAAATACAGGCACAGTTTATGAAATAATGTTTGTTGGTGTGCAGACTGAGAACAGCAGCAGTTCAAGTTCTCACTCGTCTGCTAGCTCGTCATCGTCTAG